GGCACGTCTGTTTCAAGTGATCTGAACAAGATCGAAACTAACGAGGTGACAGTTATTGAGAAGCATAAGGATGCACTTCAATTCACAAAGAGACGGTTCCGAGATGCGAAGGAAACGATGTCTATGCTTGAAGATGCACTGTTGAATTTCTCCGGCTCTGTCAATCCGATAACCGTTTCAACCATGCAACTGCTTGTAGGTGATGAAAGTTTACAATTCCGTTTTGTCAATTCAAAAACGAATCCGGTTCAATTAGCTCATAATATCACCTATAATGCCAATACTAAAATACTGAACGCTCCGGCAGGAATCATTCAGCATTTGACACTAGGCATTAGCTCTCTTTCTTCTTCCCACAAGGCAGATGAATACAAGTACTGGGATATGGCTGAATACAATTCTCCGGTGCTTATTGATCCGGTAAAGAAATATTATCTGTATGCCAAAGTTAGCAAGGAGAATCAAACAGGGACATTCCTCTTGAGTGAAACGGCTATTAAAATGGAACAGATAACCGGATATTATCATTTACTCACTGGAGTGCTTAATAGTGAGTATGACGGTAGTAGAAGTTTTGTCGAATTATACGGATTCACAGAGATTCTCCCGGGACGTGTAACAACAGAACGGATTATTTCGCCGGACGGAAAGACGTACTTCGATTTGGTAAAAGGGGAAATAGGCGGAAATATTCAAATTAAAGCCGGTTCCTCCGGATTAGAAAATCTATCTGAATGGGAAGATGCTCATCAGGAAATAAAGGATGCAGCTAAAGCGGCCAAGGATGCTGCTGATTCAGTGGAAGGACTTCATAACTATATAGATGGAGCCTTCGCTGACGGAATTATAGACGAAGCAGAAGCAAAAGCTATTGAAAAGTATATCAATACTGTCAACAATACCAAACAGGCTATCGAAGCAACTTACAATAAACTCTACACGAATGTTTATTTATCCGGCTCTGCAAAGATTAGTTTGCTCAATGCTAAGGTTACATTGATGGGAAGTATTGAGAACCTTATAAATGCTATCAATACGGTCATCGCTGACGGACAGGCCACTGTAGAGGAAAAAAGAGAGGTAGATAATAAGTTTACTCTGTTTAATTCAGCCTTAGCGACTTTCAACACAGCTGTTGAGGAAGCTAATAAGGCAATACAGGATAAACTAAAGGAATATTCCGACGAGGCACTGAAACAAGCGATACAAGCTTTAGAGGACGCTGCGAACGCAGCCAAGGCTGCACAAGATGCAGCCGATTCAGTCGATGGCTTACATGACTACGTAGATGGAGCTTTTGCTGATGGCATTATTGACGGGGCGGAAGCGAAAGCAATAGAGAAGTATCTGAATACAGTTAAGAATACGAAATCTGCCGTTGAAGCTACATATAATAAACTATACGTGAATGCCTATCTGGAAGGCTCTGCTAAAACAGATCTACTTAATGCTAAGGTTTCTTTGTCAGGTGCAATTGATAATCTTATTGCTGCAATAAATACGGCTATTGCAGATGGACAAACGACTGTTGAGGAAAAAAAGAATGTAGATGATAAGTTCGCTTTATTCAACTCTGCTTTAGCCAGTTTCAATACAGCTGTTGAAGGAACAAACAAAGCTATTCAAGACAAATTGAAAAGCTATTCAGATGAGTGTAGTGCCGATCTGAAAGTGCTCAATACTCAAATCTCCGCACAAGTAACTCGAGTTGATAGCTTGACGCAGCGGATAGATACTGCCGGGTGGATTACCACAGCAGACGGCAATAAGATATATGCTTCTAAAGAACTGGAAAACGGCAATACGCTTATATCCTATATTAACCAGGCAGCAGGTGAAACGACGATTCACTCTTCAAAGATTAACCTAGAAGGTGCTGTTACAATCACCGCACTGCATAGTGACCTGCAGACAGTGATTAACTCTAAAATTGATAGAGACGGATTAGGTAAGTTGGCATTTGAGGATGCAGTTGAATATGCGAAGTTAGGCACTACCATTGTGGTAGGCGGTTACCTGAATACTGATTTGATAAAGGTTAGGCACATTGAAGCAGTTTCCGGTTTTATTGGTGGCTTTACCATTGAAGGTGGTCGTCTTGTTTGGACACGTTCAGGGTACTTCGGTGGAACATCTCGCAGTTTGAAATTAGGCTCCGGAACATCAAAAGAAGGTGTTGTAAATGTAACATTCGACGCAGCTACCGATGGACGATTTGGAGTTGCTGCGATTGGCTCAAATTTAGGTGGGGCTTGTATTTATGCGTCGAGAAATCTTAAAGAATCAGACCGGAGTTATCCACAGGCAAATACAACGTATGCCGGCTTCTTTGATGGAGGTGTTTACGTGAAAGGAACATTGTCAAGTGAATTGTGCTTAGCTGATAATTTTGGCTGTATTACATCTAGGGATGGAAATGGTGGGATTAACTATTACCAAGGTATTGATTTCGATTTTGGTAGTAATATGAAATTCAGAAAAGGGTTATTGGTATCAATCGCTTAATATATAAATAATTATGAAAATCAATTTAAACAGGCCTTTACTCGATTTTAAAGGCAATGAAGCTATTAAAGTAGTCAACGGTAAAGAGGTAAAGCAGTATCTCCGTGATATGGTTTCAGAGGCATTGTATGCAGCAGGTTCTAACCCTCAACAGGGTTTGGATATGTCGAAAAAGTTGCGTGCGTATAAAATGTTACAACAGATTATTAACAATCGTGGTGTACTTGATATAGAGACAGAAGATGCAACCTTATTGAAGGAAATTTGTGCAGATTTCTTTGTATCTGGTGCATACGGACAAATTTATGATTTAATAGAAGGAGGAAACAAGGAATGAACATCACAGCAACTAACAGTACCGCTACAACTAAGGTTACGGAAGCTATCAGGGTTAAATACAGAATGTCAACCCGTGGCACCGAGGCAGTCAAAGATATTACTGCCGAAATCATTAAGGATGAAACGACTGTCGGATTCTTCAATGCATCGCGAAATGGAGTAACCGGCTTCTCGTTACATGAGGATCATGGGCTAACCTCTGGCGAAGTGAAGAAGGTATTTCAGACAGCCATTGACGATTGTGGTGAGGTCTTGAAATGAAGTATTAATATTTTAGATAAATGATTATGGATTATTTCAAAAACTTACTTATTGGATTGATTACCGGCATAGCTGCTTATCTCAATCCTATCTCTGGGGAGATCAAAAGTCTTATTGCAGTATTTGCTCTTAATTTCATTTGTGGACTGCTTACTGCACTCCTTATCAATCATGAGAGTTTTTCTTTTAAAAAAGCTTGGAGGTGTATCGTAGAAGCAACTATTTTCTTTGCCTTGGTTAGCTGCATCTACTTTATAGGTGAACACAAGGGAAATCCGGAAGGTGCGCTACAATGTGTCTCATTTATTACGTATAGCGTTTTCTATTTCTACGGGGTGAACATTCTTCGAAACATAAAAGAGATTCTCCCTAACTCTAGTAATGGTTACAAGGTAGTAGCTTTCCTGCATTATGTACTAAGTGTCGAGTTTATAAAGAACATACCATATTTAACGAACTACTTACAAAAAGGAGACGCAAAATGAAAACTATTGATGCAATTATCATCCATTGTTCTGCCACACGTACCGGGCAGGATTTACATGCAAAGGACATTGACCGTATGCATAAACAAAGAGGGTTTAACCAAATAGGTTATAACTTTGTCATTGACTTGGACGGAATGGTTGAGAATGGGCGACCGTTAAGTATTGACGGGGCCCATTGCAATACCAAAGGATTTTCAGAGTCTTCATATAATAAGCATAGTGTTGGCATCTGTTATATCGGTGGCTTAGATGCAGCCGG